TGCTTTAATTTACGAGCATTACTAGGATTTTTTGTTAAAGTGTTACTTGCAATATTAGTAGATAAATCTAAAGACGTGGCGGGTGTGTTTGTTGGAGTGTTTTCATCTTCAGCAGTTAACGGTGCCATTTCATCACAATCTTCATCACTAGAGGTTTCTTTTGTCGAATCATAAATGACTTTTTCTTTTAAAAGCCCTTTTAATATGTCATTAGCTTTATCTGTAAATAGATCCATGTTATTATTTATTAAATCATGATCTGTTTAGTTTTGAATCGATTTAAGTAATCATTACCGAGAAACGTAAGTTCGTTACGTTTTGCAAACTGTTTAATCTTTTGAAAAGTGAAATCTTTGTTACTAACATTTTTAACTTTCTGCACACTTGCATCCATTATCATAGAATCAGGTGTATTTGCAGTTATATACACAACTCTTATAGGTATCATTGTTTCTAACTTAGCTATAATATTTGTTACAAATTCTATTACACCCTGTTCATGGTAACATTTACATAAGTCTATTTGTTTACTAAAGTAACTATTAGTTAGTAAAAATACTGGCTTACCTTTATATGAACCGTTAAGTATTGTTTCAGTTATACCAAATATAACGTAATGGTAAAATAGCTTTTTAACGTCTTTGTTTGTAAGCGGTTTATCTAAAAGATTGTATTTTTTTAAATCTTTATATATGTTATCACCTATTTGATACTGAAACAGTTCGTTAAAGTTTATTAAAGTTATGTTTTTTTCAGGAAACTCTACTATTACCATGCTAATAGTTTACTGTTGTTCCAATAATAACTTAGGTGCTCTCCCTATTCTGCAATTAATAATACCGTTGTAAAACCCAGGCTTTAACAACACATCATTTTCAAATTGTAACTTAGCTTCAAAATATGCTAACTCAAACTTACTTTGACAGAACCTAACTATTTCAAATTTAAACTTATCTTTACCTAAAGTAACAATATCTTCATTTACATCATTGGAAGAAGATGTATAAGTTTTCCAATCCGTTTCTATGTCAAAGTGTCTTTTGTTTTTCTTCCCTTTGAGAGGTTTGAGTTTTTTAACGCTTTTAATTTGTTTTTTTCCGATATATTTCTTACCAGTAACCGTATTAGTGATAACATAGATGAAACCATAAGGAATTGTATCACTGCTATAATCATGATTTAAAGTTGTTTGCCAGTGACCTAAGTCCATTATTTCTTTTTACTAGATTTCCCACGTTTAGGGAACCTATTTTGTATACTTAAGTTACGTCTGGCTATCTTTCCACCAAATATAGATTTAGGCATTCTATAATCACCAGCAGCGTACGTATCCGTACCTGTAGTACCTGAAGCTGTACCATTTGTATACATTGAAGAAGAATTACCTACTGCACCACCTCTACCAGCTGTGTTAGGAGATGTGGCTACATAATTAGGCCCATCTTCTTGTAATATTTTCTTAAAATATCTGGAATACATGGTTGATTAAGTTATTTATGTTTTTATAATCGTTTAGATGGAAGTAGTAGAAAAGTACATAAAAGAGATAGAAGAAGATCTTAAGATTGATGAATTCAATATCAAAGATGCAACTCTTCGTACCCCTTCTCGTAAGCATTACTGGGTTAGTAGACTCATCAATCACAAGCGTAATCTCTATAAGTTAGAGCAAGAGCTTGAAGCTACCTCAAAAAGATTAGTTACGGAAACAAGAGAGAAATCACCAGTAGCAATATCTTCCATCACTTTACAGAATGCAGTAGCTGAAAGCGAAGTAATAAAAGATCTAACACAAAAAATAAAAGAAGAAAAATTTGTTATAGAGTTGTTAGAAAAGACTGAAAAAACGTTTTCGTCGCTTACATATGATATCAAGAATATCATAGAAATAATAAAATTAGAAACTCTTTGATCTTTTCGTAAAAATGTAATGATTTCATTTGAATACTTTCCTAATAAAAGACAATGCAGACTTGTCGGTGATTACTTTGATGAGATAAGAGAACATTTTAGTGTTAAAAACGATAATGCGTTTTTTATGAGAAAGTTTAGAGGTGGTTTTGCCCCTTCTAGAATTTATTGCATTACTCCAACAGGCTTATTTGAGCCAGGATTATTTTATGATATCTTAAGATACATTAAGAACATTTACCCAAATGAAGAAATAAAAACAGATGAAGCTTTAAAAGAGGTAGTAAAGCCATCATTTAAAAACCAAGAAGTATGGGACAATTTAAATTTAAAACTTAGAGATTATCAGCACGACATAGTTAAACAAGCTTTAAATTTTGGACGTGGTATAATAAAGGTAGGTACTGGAGGAGGAAAAACCTTAACTATTGCTTCTATTTTATCCTCAATTTACCAAAACAACATGCATGGTAAAATGTCTTGTTTGTTAATTGTACCTGATTTAACTTTAGTGGATCAAACGTATAGTGATTTTTTACAGTATAAAGTTCCTTTTACTATAACAAGATGGACAGGTTCTCATGAACCTGAATTTGGTTGTTCCGTTATTATTGCTAATATGGGAATATTACAAAGTAGATTTGAAGAGCAAAAGTGGTTAACCAATGTAGATATTTTGGTAATAGACGAGTGCCATAAACTTAAAAAAGGGAACAAAATAGGAAAAATGATCAGTTCCATAAAGACTTTCCATAAATTTGGCTTAACTGGAACACTTCCTGACACAAAAATTGATGAATGGAACATTGTAGGTAAAATAGGAAACGTGTTTTACGAGAAGAATTCTTATGAATTACGCACAGAAAGCTACCTTACAAATGCAGAAATTAAGGTAATAAGCATTGATTATAAGGATAAAGTACGGTATGTACCTGACCAAAACAAGTACAAAACAGAGTTAGACTTCATATACAACAACAATTTCCGTAATAACATAATGAAACAGGTGTGTGAGAAGTTTAAAAATAACGTTCTCATTATGGTTAATCATATTGCTCACGGTGAAGTGTTATATAATTATCTAAGTTCCAATTTACCTGACAGAAAAATATACTTCATACGAGGTGAAGTTGAGGTGGAAGAGAGGGCTAGAGTGATAAAAGAAATGGAAACAAGTGATAACATTATTTGTATTGCAATTTCTGCTATATTTTCAACAGGTGTTAATATAAAAAACTTGCACATGATTGTTTTTGCATCTGGCGGTAAGAGTTTTATACGAATTATACAATCTATTGGTAGAGGTTTACGTTTAAATCCAAATAAAGACAAATTATCCATAATAGACTTAGCGGATAAATTGAGATATAGCCAAGAACACGCAGTAAGACGCCAAGAAATATACACTCAAGAAAAAATACAGTTTAAGACTTGGGATATAGTTGAAAATCGGTAAGTATACTATATTATCTACATATGGCTAAACGTGGTCCCAAACCAAAGAAGACTGAATACTATATTGACCCTGCTATTTTTAAGCAACAATTGGTAGAATACTATAAAGATAGTGTAACAAACGAACATGTTATTGCTGAATCAATTAATAAGATTGCTCATGGGTTAAGTTACTCATCAAATTTCATTAACTACACATACAAAGATGAAATGATTGGTGATGCCATTGTTAAAATGTTCACCGCAGTAAAGAATAAAAAGTTTAATGTTAACTCTGAACATAACCCTTTCTCGTATTTTACTACAATTGCATTCCATGCATTTATTAACCGTATTAAAAAAGAGAAAAAGCATACTGAAGCCATTAACGAGTACAGAAGCCGGTTTTATGAACAAGAGTTAACTGAAAGTTCTGACGCTAACATCTACGTTAAACCGGAACATGATGATAATGATGGTTACAGCAGTAATGAATAATAAGGTAGCTATATTTTCAGATATACATTTAGGAGTACACCAAAATTCAAGTTTTTGGATTGAGGTATCCCTGGATTGGGTTGATTGGTTTAAACAAGATATTCAATCAAAAGGTATTACTGATGTTATTTTTTGTGGAGATTTCTTTCACTATAGAGATGAAGTTAGTTTAATATCTTTGGACGCTGGTAACAAAATACTAGATAAGTTAAAGGGGTTTAATGTATACATGATAACAGGTAACCATGACTGTTATTACAAAGAAACATCTGAAGTAAATAGCTTATCTATCTTTAAAGGTAGGGATAATATTACAGTATACGATAATGTACATACAAAGTTAGTGGGAGACAAGAAATTAACCTTTTGTCCCTGGGGTACCAGAATTAGTGATATAGCTAATTCTGATATATTGTTTGGTCACTTTGAGTTACAAAACTTTAAGATGAACGCTTTTAAGGTTTGTGATAATGGAGATAGTCCAGAAGAGCTTACTAAGAAAGCTCCATTAGTATTTTCAGGACATTTTCATTTAAGAGATGAAAAAAAGTTTGATAACAGTATTGTTGTGTATGTAGGTAACCCATTTGAAATGGATTTTGGTGATGCATATCAGCGTAAAGGTTACTATACGTTAGATATACAAAAAGGTAGTTATGAGTTTA